TAACGTCTATACAATTACAGAGGAAGACGAGCGATGAACATACAAGAACTTGAAAATAAATACAAAGAGCTGGGCGCAGAGATTGAGCGTTTGCAGCAACAGATCGAAGGTGTTTGGGAGCCTACAAAGTAATGGAGTATCTAAACAGCCAGAGGATTAAGTGATGAGTAAAATTAAAGAATGGATTGGGTACGACTACAAGCCCATCGATGAGGCAGTGCCCTACATGATTCAGGAGCTAGTAGATCATGAGATGTACACTATGACACTGGAAGAGGCCAAACAGCGGGTAGAGGACAGCGTAAGGGCCTATTATCATGCTCAAAGCGTAGACCTCGTAATCTATGAACATAAAAAGGTATTTAGCCATGAGTAGATGCAAAGCATGTGACCAAATATTGACTGACTATGAGATGAAAAGAAAAGATCCTGTAGATGTCAACCAGTTTCTAGACTTATGTAGTACCTGCTCACAGTACTCAAACGAGGCTCTATTTACTGGATCGGGTAATACTTTAGAAATAGCTGTAGATGACCTTGACACATTGTTGAATCTAGATTATAATACTTAAGTAAGCCAAGGAAAGTTTTAGATTAATCATTAAAGTTAAACACTAAGGGTACTTAAGTACCTAAATCAACCTAAAAGGTAATTGTTATGTCAGTAGTAGAAGGTAAGTTAGCATTTGAAAATCTAGACACCCACGAGATGTATCAGGGTCAATCAACTGGCAAGTACTCCGTGGTGATCAGTCTTTCTGACTCAGTAGCGGATGACTTGGCAGCCAAAGGTGTCAAAATGCGAGAGTACGAGGGAACAAAACAGCGCAAGTTTAGCACTAAGTATGATGTTCCTGTCGTGGACAAAGATGGTCAGCCCTTTATGGGACGTATCGGCAGAGGATCTACTGTCAGGCTGCTGTGGGCTGAAGGTCAACCTCACCCAGTCCACGGTATTGGTACTTACTTAAACAAGATCAAGGTATTGGAAGTAGCAGAGCAGGAAGAAGGCGAGGACTTTTAATGGAAGCGGAGTCCACATTTGTCCAACATGAGTCATGTCCATCATGTCACTCAAAGGATAACTTGGCTAGGTACTCCGATGGACACGCCGTCTGTTTCTCAGGCGGCTGTTCACATTACGAGAGAGGAGATGGCACAGTTACAAAGATCCACACACGACCAGCGAGGTCACTAGAAATGACAGGCGTAGTAGCAGCGATACCCGATAGACGTATTAATCAAGACACAGCAAAGCGTTATGGTGTCACGGTCGAGTACGGTACTGATGGGACAATATCCAAACACCACTATCCATATCACGACAAAGATACGGGAAACACGACAGGCACCAAGGTGCGGATTGTAGATAACAAATCATTTTACGCTACAGGAGGTTTCGATAATGCAGGGTTGTTCGGCCAGCAGGCATTCAAGAGTGGCGGCAAGTACATTACGGTCACAGAAGGTGAGGCGGACGCAATGGCTGTCAACGAAATGTTCGACGGCAAGTGGCCAGCAGTCAGCATCAGATCCGGTGCAGCAGGAGCAGCCAAAGACATCAAAGCCAACCTCGAATGGCTAGAGACTTTTGATAATGTCGTCATCTGTTTTGACAATGACAAAGCAGGACAGGAAGCAGCAAGATCAGTACTAGACCTGTTCACACCTAACAAAGCTAAGAACGTCACGTTGCCTATGAAGGACGCAGGCGACATGTTGAAGGCTCGCAAGGTAGCGGACTTTGTTAAGGAGTGGTGGAACGCTAAGGGATATCGTCCTGATGGCATCATTGCAGGTGACGAGACATGGGAAGCAATCATAAAGCAGTCCGATGTCAAGTCCATTGAGTACCCTTGGTCATGCCTTAACGAGTACACACACGGCTTTAGACGGCAAGAGCTAGTGACTATCACATCAGGCTCAGGCATGGGCAAGTCACAGATTGTCAGAGAGCTAGAGCATTACCTGTTAGGCGCTACGGAAGATAACATAGGTATCCTAGCACTAGAGGAAGATATACCAAAGACTGCTCTAGGTATCATGTCAATCGAGGCCAACAAGCAGCTACACCTTGACAAGACAGTCACGGAAGCAGAGAAGCGGGGCTATTGGGAACGTACTTTAGGCTCAGGGCGTATCTTTATGTTCGATCATTGGGGCAGTACCAGTGAAGACAACCTGCTAGGGCGCATCAGATACATGGCTAAAGGCTTAGACTGCAAGTGGATCATCCTAGACCACCTTAGTATTGTAGTATCGGATCAGGATAACGGAGACGAGCGTAAAGCCATCGACAGTATCATGACCAACCTACGCAAGATAGTACAAGAGACGGGCATTGGCTTGTTCTTAGTGTCACACCTACGCCGACCATCAGGTCAGAAGGCGCACGAGGATGGCGGTAAGATCAGCTTAGGCGAGCTTAGAGGATCAGCGGCTATCGCACAGCTTAGTGATATAGTTATTGGTTTAGAACGTGATCAGCAGCATCCAGACCCACAAGTACGGAACACGACTTGTGTCAGAGTGTTAAAAAACAGGTTCGTGGGGTTGACAGGGCCTGCCTGTTACCTGTATTATGATAAGGACTCAGGTAGAATGCTTGAAACTGCCTGTCCTATATCAGAAGATAGTAACGCGGAGTTCTAAATGCGGGAAATAGTATTTGACATTGAGACAAATGGCTTAGACCCTAGCAAGGTGTGGCTAGTATGGGCCTACGAGAGAGACACTAAAGAGTTTGTTCTGTTCTCAGGCGATACAGTCTCTACCTTTAGTCAGTACATAAAAGATATGGGCGAGTGTAAAGTAATAGGTCACAACATCATTGCATTTGACATACCTGTCTGCGAAAGGTTGTTAGGTACTGACTTTAGTAAGTGTGAAGTAGTAGATACATTAGTGATGTCAAGGTTGTCACAACCCTCAAGAGACGGTGGTCATTCATTAGAGAGTTGGGGCGACAAGTTAAACTTTGCCAAAGGAGATTATGATGATTGGCTTAACTTTTCTCAAGCTATGGTGGACTATGGTAAGCAAGACGTTGCACTTAATGAACGTGTGTACCAGATACTGCTCAACGAACTTACTGGTTTTGGAAGCCCATGCCTTGTACTTGAGCATCAAACACAGGCGATTATTGCAAGACAAATTAAACGAGGCTGGACGTTAGATCAAGAGAAGTCTTTTATATTGTTAGCAGAGCTAAAGGAGAAGAAGTATGAGTTGGAAGACAAAGTGCATGAGGTTTTCAAACCGTTACCGACATTTGTCAAACAAGTTACACCCAAGATTAAAAAAGATGGTACGCAGTCTGTTGTTGGACTCAAGTTTCTTGGCGACGACTGGGAAAAAGTACAAGGCTCGTTCAGCCGCATAGAGTTCCCTGTGTTCAACTTAGGATCACGACAGCAGATAGGTAGACATTTACAATACTACGGCTGGAAGCCCGACAGTTTCACTGAGAAAGGACAGCCCATCGTTGACGAGGCAGTGCTACGCAAAGTGAAGGGGATACCGGAAGCAGCGTTGATTGGCGAGTACCTGATGATCCAAAAGCGTATCGCGCAGGTACAGAGCTGGTTAGACGCAGTACAGGATGACGGTAGAGTACATGGTTACGTAAATGCTAACGGTGCTGTAACAGGCCGTATGACACACTCAAGCCCTAACATGGGCCAAGTACCAGCAGTCTACTCGCCTTATGGTCGTGAATGTAGAGATGTCTGGACTGTACCAAAGGGTTACAAGTTAGTAGGTATGGATGCCAGTGGCTTAGAGTTACGTATGCTGGCCCACTATATGAACGATGAAGGATACACACATGAAATACTCAATGGAGACATTCACACGGCAAACCAGTTGGCTGCGGGCCTTGAAACTAGAGATCAGGCAAAGACTTTCATCTACGCTTTCCTATATGGGGCCGGAGATGCAAAGATCGGGAGTATCACTGGAGGATCTGCAAAGGCTGGAAAAAGACTTAAGGAAAAGTTCCTTGGAAATACGCCTGCTCTTGGAAGACTACGAGAGCGAGTTGGGGTGGCATCTGGAAGAGGCTATGTTCTTGGCTTGGATAGAAGAAGGGTCGCTATACGATCAAGCCACGCGGCGCTAAACAGTTTACTCCAGTCAGCAGGTGCAATTATAATGAAGAAAGCATTGTGTTTGCTTGACGAGTATGCTACAATATGGGGTATAGATTATCACATTATAGGAAACATACATGATGAAATCCAAACAGAAGTTAGAGAGAAAGACGCAGAGCGTTTTGGAAGACTTGCAACCAGTTGTGTCGAAGCAGCAGGACTTTTTTACAAGCTCAACTGCCCCCTTGCAGGAGACTACAAAGTTGGCAACAGTTGGGCGGACACCCACTAGCTTACAGTGCGCTGCTTGTGATGTAGAGTTAGGAGAAGATAACTGGACGGCTTACTATAGAAATAACAATATAAAAACATGTAAAGCCTGTAACAACCCTGACCGAAAGTACAACAATCCTCAGAGCAACCCTGCAAGGATGTGGGTAAACGGTAAGTACGTACCAAAGACACACCCCCTGTACAAAGCAGGACGTTACAAGGGGTTTGAAGATGCAGCCTTTAGTTCCTTAGAGAACTTCAAGGATAGCCCACAAGGACAGGTGTACATCATTACCAACCCTGCTTGGGAAGGTTGGGTTAAAGTTGGGATGGCTGTAGATGCTAATGATAGAGCAGGTAACTATCAAACATCTTCACCCTACAGAGATTATGAGTTAGCACATGTAGTAGACACGGCAGACCGCAGGGCTACAGAAGCAGAGACACACGCTAGACTAGGTGGCCTGTTTGAACAAAGGAATGAGTGGTTCAAGTGTAGTGTAGAGATGGCTAAACGTATTATAGATGGTGTAGTGGAGGAACAATATGACGAAGCATGTTGAAGATCTAGTGGCAGACATCTACGCCATGATGGAAAGCAAGGACGCTGACCCATCTGTAAACGTAGAGGAAGAGATAGAGAGGTTTGGGGAAGGTGTGAAGGCGTTAATGCGTACAGAGTTTGGTCGGGAGAAGCGAGAGGATAACCGCAAGCTACGCTTGTCGAACATTGGCCGCACTGACCGCTACCTTTGGAATCATTACAACGGCACTGACAAGGAAGAGATAGAGCCACACACTTATGTCAAGTTTATGTATGGTCACTTGATTGAAGAGATGTTAATCTTCTTGACACGGATGGCAGGACACACAGTTACGGATGAGCAGAAGGTGTGTAAGGTAGACGGCATTGTAGGTCACATGGATTGTTCAATTGATGGCATAGTGACGGACGTTAAGTCAGCCAGTGCATTTGGTTTTAAGAAGTTTAAGGATGGTAGTCTTGTACATGACGATCCATTTGGTTACATCGATCAGATCAAAGCCTATGCCCACTCTTGTGGCGAGACTAAGGTTGGTTGGTTAGCTATGGACAAAGCCAACGGACACTTGACTTACCTTAAGTATGACTTAGTAGACAACGCTAGTGAGAAGCTTAAAGTCCCTATCACTGACAGGATAGAACACATCAAAGCCCTTGTGTTAGGGCCAGAGCCAACTGAGTATTGCCACGAGCCTATACCAGATGGTAAGTCAGGTAACATGAAGTTAGCAATTGGTTGTTCTTATTGTCAGTTTAAAGAACATTGCTACCCTGAGATGAGAGTATTTAGCTACGCCTACGGGCCTAAGTATCTTTGCAAGGTAGTCAATGAACCACGAGTAAGGGAGTATGTCCTAGATGAAACAGGCTTTTAGGTCAGGACTAGAGAAGAACTTATCAGAGAAACTAGATGGGCAGTACTTGTTTGAACCATACGGGCTGCCCTACACTACACACAGGAAGTACCTACCGGACTTCGTACACGAAGACAAGGCAGTGCTGATCGAATGTAAAGGGTTCTTTAGAGTAGGTGACACACAGAAGTATACGGCTATTAGAGACTCAATGCCGGAGTGGGAGCTAGTGTTTGTACTTAGTAACCCACACAAGAAGGTACGGAAGGGCGGTAAGATAACGATGGGTGAGTGGTGTGACAAGCAAGGCTTTAAGCACTACACTATAGACACAGCCAAGGAACTGACCAAGTACATTAAAAGGAAGAAAGTCTAATGGCCTATACATTTGAAGAGTACAGAGAAGCTTTTCTCAGAGACAGTGATGAAGTGCTTATCTTAGAGACACTCTATATAACAAGTGAAGACTTACTGAACGCTTTTGAAGACCGACTAATTAGGCATAGAGAAGAGGAAGTAGAAGATGAGCATTAATAACGCAACACCACAAGACTGGGATAGATTACGCAAGCAAGCACCGGCCATTGAGCCTACAATAGATGAGGCAATGATGAAAGTCTATGTTGATATGTCGCGGGAAGAGCTTGAGGCGTACATCTTTGATGATGATGAAGACGTAGTGAACAGCCCTAATCATTACAACAATGGATCAATAGAGTGTATTGAGGGTATCCAAGCATCTATGTCTGATGAAGCTTTTGCAGGCTACCTCAAAGGCAACTGCATGAAGTACCTGTGGCGCTATGACTACAAAGGCAAGCCAGTAGAGGATCTTCAGAAAGCTCAGTGGTACTTGGCTAAGCTGTTGAATGTTGTGGTCTTTGAAGAGGAGGATGACTGATGAGTAGTGGACAGACACACGGAGGCAAGGGTTCAGCTACCCGCCCCACAGACAAGAAGAAGTATGAAGATAACTACGATGCTATCTTTGGTAAGAAGACAAGGGAAAAGGAAGAACTGTACAAAACTGTCAAT